CTCTTCTTTAACTTCAATCTGCCATTCGTCATGTATGTTAGCTACAATCTTAGCATCATAAGCATTTAATTTTATTAAACTATAAAGTTGAACTAGTGCTCTCTTCATAACAATAGCACCACCACCCTGTAGTAAACTATTGAGTGCTGCATGTTCATTACGAATAAATATCTTTCGACCATCTAATCCTTTAAGGTATCCTCTTCTAGCTGCTTGTGATACTCTGTCTCTAAGAGTTTTAAGTGATGGGTTATTATCGAGGAAGCGTTTCTTAAGCTCTGCTCCAAGTCGCTTACCTCCTCCAACCACACTCCCAATCTTTGCATCTCCTGCTCCGTAGATAAAGGCATAGATAAAAGTCTTTGCTTGATCTCTTGATTTAAGTCCTGCAGCTTTTTGATTAGCTGTGTGTATGTCTCCATCTGTAACTTCATTTGTGTATCCTTTATCATCCATGTAGTGTGCAAGTATCCTAAGCTCTAAGCCTGAAGCATCTACACCTACTAATTTGTAACCATCTTTAACTATCCAACATGATCTACATTCTGTACCATACTCACTAGATATACTAGGTACTTGTGCTACATTAGGTGAACGATGTGACATTCTACCTGTGATAGTTCCGTTAGGTATAACAAAACCATGTACTCTATTGTCTTCTTGTACTGCTAATATCCACGAATCAATTTGAGCTATACGTTTCTGCAATAATAAAAACTCTGCAATTAACTTAGCTTCGGGTATCTTCTTAACCTTAGATAAAGAACCTTCGTCTACAACAGGCTGACCTGTAGGAGTAAAACGATTTGGTTTCCAACCTAAGTCTGTTAAGTATTCTCCTATCTGTTTACGTGAACCTAAGTTAAAGTCTTGTAGTTTCTTTCTCATGAAAGGTTTGTACTCTGTAAGATTGGCAGATATAAGATAGTCATACTCTTCTGTTGTAAGTCCTGACTTTGATAGAGTTCCATCCTTCTTTAATTTTGGAAGGACTTTTTTGATGTCAACCAGTCTAGGTTTAAATACTTTCTTAACTTCTTTTTCTACCTCAAACATACGTTCTTTTAGTTGAGCTACTAACATCATAGCATACTCTTGGTTGAATTCAAAGCCATTATCTTCTTGATCTTTAAGTATCACAGCTACAGCATGTTCTAATTTAATAGACTCTTCATCAAAGTCTTTACCTTCATCAAGTAGTTTATTATAAACTCTTTCATTTAAGATAACATCTTTCTGACAATACTTTAACATCTGTGGTGAGTATGAATCCCAATCCTCAGGCTGTTCATCTTTAGGCATACCAATAATGTATCCCCATGTTTTTAAACTGTGTCCGTTTTCACGCACCGGATTAAACAACCGAGACATAACCAAGGTATCTTTAATAGTCTTTGTACTAAGATCAACGTCATATAGTTTATTTATAACAGGCATGTCATAGCCTAAAATATTGTGACCAATTAAAGAGTCAGCTTCATTTAAGTATGCTATACCTTCTTTAATCTTACTAGGACCAAACGAAACCACAGGTTCTCCTAAGGGCTTGGCTACTATACACCAAATCTTATCGGGTTTTAAACCATTAGCTTCTATGTCAAATATAATTTCTTTCATGTGTCCTCCTAAAACGGTAACCCTTCTAAGGTTTCTTCTTCAGTTACTTCACTCATGCGACCAGTATCTGTGTTATATAATAGACTACAGGCTAAACCTGTGTCTCCTGTGTATCTAGATTTAAGAACTCTAACCTTAGTGGTGTTAGCTTCTTGGGAATCTTCTGCTTGTTGATTTCTTTCAAGAGCAATAACACAATCAGATAACTGTGATATTCCTTGCGATCCTTTAAGGTGTGACAACGATACTTCAATACCTTGCTCGTGTCCTTTCTCTCCTGCTGCTCTTCTAAGGTGAGATACTAAGAACATACCTACACCTGTTTCTTCAACAAGAGAACGTAAACGATTCATAAGATTATCAATACCTCTGCGTTCATCAAATTCCGTAAGCTGATTCACTAGCATATGTAAGTGATCAACGATTACCCAATCACATTCACAACCAACAATCATGTATCTAAGTTTAGAAAAGATTTCATCTATATCAGTAGCTCCTAAGTGAGCATGTATAAATACTTTATCTTTCTGAATAACCCTATCAAATAATTCTGTTAGCTGTTCGTCTGTGTAGTTCTTTCTTTTCTCTTCAAGATACAGTCGGTCATTGGCTTCAATGGATACAATACCATCAGCAGTTTTCAACCAGTTTTCTTCAAGGGCTATAATTCCTACGTTGTCTTCAGTATTTTTTATAAGATAGTGTGACAACTCTCGTGTAATACTAGACTTACCTAAGCCTGTACCACCTGTTAGAGTAACCAGTTCTCCTTTACGCATACCAAATAGTTTTTTGTTCAAGCCTTCCCAAGGGTAAGCTATACTTTCTTTAGTCTCTCGATGCAACCATTTATCTTTTGCACTAGACAGTTCCATAATACCGGAAGGTGTGTAAGTCTTAGCATCCCACCAAGCTTTAGTAAACTGTGCATACTGTCCTTGTTCAAGCATTGCGTTGGCATCTTTAAATCCAACAGGCAAAGAAACTATCTTAGTCTTTCCCGGTTTTATAATACGGGCAACTTTACGTGCTGCTTCTCTTCCGTACTTATCATTATCAAAACAGATAACAACAGTATCAAAAGACTCGATGAACTCAATGCTATCTCTAACATCTCTCACAGCTCCTTGAGCACCACGCTTAATAGAAACGGATGCCCACTTCTTATCAAAGATTTCGTAGACTGCCATCGCATCACACTCCCCTTCGGTTATAGTAAGATACTTACCACCACCTCCAAAGAGCTGCTCTCCAAATAAACCTGTGCCTTCGTACCCTCCATTAACTATAAAGCCTTTAGTACTAACTGTTCTAGTTTTAGTAGAAACAATTTCGTTGCTGTTATAGTAAGGGTAAATATGTTTAGAAACTTTACCTTAGTGGTCATGAACCACACGAACACCATATTTTCTTGCAACAACCTCACTAATCTTACGATCAGTTAGGTCTGCAAAAACTCCTGTGTAAGAGTTTAAAAATGTAGACGGCTCTTTGTGGGTAGACATATCTATTATGTTACCATCAAGAGCTTGTTGATAATTTTTCCAGTGTGTGTCACAGCTAAAGCAATGACCTGAACCATCTTGATTTGTAGAAACGGGATCACTGCCCCCACATTTTGGACAGGGAAGATTGTGTTTATCCCATGTACTTTTTTCCATATATCCTCCTCGATATAAAATGAAGGCAAGCCACTACGACCTGCCTTCTGGTATATAACAAAGCTAATGCTACTTAGCTTTTTTGGTTTTAGCATTGTCTTCTTCAACAACTTCTGCTTCTACTTCAGGTACAATCTCTTCTACCATAGCTTCATCATCTAAGTTATTGGTTACAACATTACTAAACAACTGGCTTGCACCATCTAACACTTGCCTAAGTTGATTAGTAAATGCTAAAATGGTTACAGCCTGCTGTACTTCAGGTTTTAATAATCCTGTATCATAAATCTTTGTCGAACCATCGTCTTGATTTATAGTTATAGGAGCACCTGTTAATTGAGGAGCTTCTGACATCAGAATTCCTCCCCGTCTAATAGTTCAGCACCGTCTTCAGAACGATACTCAACTAAGTCAAGAACTTGTACAGCTTGTAAGTCCAAGCCTGTATAAGGTCCATATTTGTTCTCGCCTTCGTACTCATTGTACTGAACTCTAATTTTAGAGCCATTACCAACAGCATAGTTAACTTCGTTCTTGTCAACATCTAACAATCTAGGTGCAACACGAACCATTCCATTAGGTCCATTAACTTTACGTTTGATAATTATAGATGAACCTTCATCCATCTGTTTGATCTTGTGTCCTCTTGACGCAAAATCATTTGCAGTATCTTCATCAACCACAAGATTGACTGTATATACTGGTTCAAACTTTGTATTAGGTGTTTTAATACTCGCCCAATACGCAGTTCCTTCTACTACTGCCATAATATTTCTCCTTTAAAACAGTGTTTATAAAAATCATAGCTAACTCTTTCGAGTTGGGGCTATGAGCCAGTTGCCCCATCACCTCAGTAAACTGAATTAAGCAGTACCTTGAGGGATGGAGATAGAGGGCATAACTACTTAATGACTCAAGGAAATTGCCTTTAATATCAAGGTCATATCTTTGAGTCCAAGCAGTATACCACACTTCATCCTAGATTGCAAGCAAATTCTCAAGAAAGTTTTGCATTCCAGATTGTTCGGTTCTCAAAACAGTCACAGTATATCTAGAACTGTTAGGAGTATGTAATACATCATGAGTATCTTTATTACTATAGATAGTTTCATAGTTATCAGTAACAAACTGTTCCCATAAACTATACTGATCTTTAGTCAGAGGAAATCTCCTCTTTCTTTCCATAGCTATTGTGCCTTCAAAGTTATTTGTCATTTTGTTTTCCTTTCATATTTCCAAGTCTTTCTATTGAATTCAAGACCTAACAAGTCTCTCAGTCTCCACTCTAGGTTATCTAACTTTGTAAGATCACTTAGAAATAAATCTCCACATTC